TAAATCCAAGATTTAAAGCCATTTCTTCAGAGTTTTCAAATAATCCAAAAGCGGTACCACCTTGAGCACCACCAGAGATAGAAGCTAACATATCATCAAAATCAAGAGCAGTTTGTCTTTGTAAGAATAACATGTTTTCTTCAATGGCTCCTTGAGTGTCTAAGTTTTTCAAGATGTCATCAAAAGCAGTAAGACCAGCAGCAGCAGTGAATCCAACGTTTACATTACCGCGATCTTCGATAGCAGCGAATAAACCTTGAGTACCTTTAGCATTAACAATACTAGAACCACCGCCTACTACTTCACCTTCAACCATAGACATTTCTAAGTAATCTTCGAAACGCAAACGAGTTTCAGATTCAGCCTTTAAATACCATAAGTATCCAGAAGCTCCATCTTCAGTAGCAACTTCAACCCAACCTATTTGAGCCATATCAGAACCATTTACAACGTATTTGTTTCTAATAATAATTGGAGAGTTTGAATATTGAGTAAAAGAAGGATCTACACTGATATATCCATTGGCAGGGCCAGAAACTGAAGTGTTGTTAGGTGTTACTGAACCTTTTTCATATTCAGAACCATAAACAAATACTTTAACATTTCCAGTAATACCAGCTGAAGCAAGTGTAGCTGAGGTATATGGTAAAACATCAATAACAAAAGAAGTAGGGTTAGATGCTGTTACCAAACATTTTACTTCATTTCCATTATTATCTAAAACAACTACGGTTGCTCTTGGAGAAATAACATTTTGAATGTCAGCAGAAGTAGTAGGATTAACATTAATAGTGTTACCAGCTCCTGTTTGAGTACAATCATCGTAAGCGATGTGTAATCTATTTTGCTCAGACCAAATAACTTGATCAGACGTCATTGGCATTTCAGCGCCAACCATTCTTAAAAATCCAGAAAGTGTACGATTTCCGTAGCGCTCTACTTCTTGCTCGTAAATTTCAGGTAAATATTGCTGCGCGAAAGTATCAGTTCCGGTAGCGCCGTCGTTAAATACTAAATAATTAGAATCTAACAACTCTTGTTTTTGACTTGGTATAATACTACCAAATTGAGGTGTCAAAGCCATAATAAATAATTTTTTTAGTTAAATTTTTTAGTTTTAATTTTTAATTTTGTAGAATCAGCACCAGAAATAGCTTTAACTTTAAATCCATTTATAAACACATCACCTTGAGTTGATCTAGCTTTAGTATCACTTAAGTTTTTAGATTTATTTACAACTTCTTTAATAGCCTCTGCTTTTCCTTGCTCATAAAAATGAGTTGCAATGCGGTCTATATTTTCAGCGGCATAAATAGCTTTATGATAACCAACTGCATCAACAACATTACCATCATTGTCTAAGAACTTCTTAACAAGGTTTTGTATGTTAGATTGGTTTTCTGCAACTTTATCAGCATTTTGAATCTTATATCTAAATTTTTTTTCACCAACGCTAATATCGAAACCTTCGAAATTATCAGTAAAAAGCTTCTTAGTTTGTTGTTTAAAAGCTTCATGTTGTTGCTCAGCTACTTCTTGCTGCTTATTATATCTATTGAAAAAGTCCATAGCTTTTTGAGCTTCAGGATTTACGTTTGATCTCAACTTGATTTCATCGTAATATTTAGCCTTAGTTTCCTCTAAAAAGTTTTTGGCTTTTGCAACTTCTTCTTTAAACGCAAGTTTCTTTTTGCGTATATCTTTTTCCTCATCTAAATCTTCATCATAGTCAAAATCTTCAATTAGTAATTCTACATCAGAATCATCTAGATAAGGCTTATGTTTTTTATAATATTCTTTTAACAGTATTTTATCATCTACATTAGAATAATCCGCATTAAGTCTAACATAGTCTTCAACGGTTCCACCTGTTTCCTCCATAAAAGAAACTAATTTTTCTATATTTTCTGGTAATTGTTTACCTAAAACTTTTTCATCTCTTATAGCTTCTTTTAATTCTTGTTCAGTTTGTTTTACTTCTTCAATAACTTGTATTGGAGATTCTACTGTTTCTTTGGTGGTCCGTACTTCTTCAACCACTCTTTCGCTGTTGCTACTGTCTTTGGATTCTTCGACAACAACATCGCTATCATTTGTCTCTTGTGCTTGAATGGCATCCTTTTCTTCTTTTGGAATTACTACCTTTGTTACATCTGGAATAACCTCACCTTGTGCTTCTGGTCTCGTTAAATCTACCTTAGTAATTTCCTCGTTTTTGACTAACTTTTTTGGTGTTTTTTTATTTTTACCTTTTAAGGTAAATTCACCTTCTTGTTTTGTTTCTACTGACATAATATAATATAATTAAATAATTAAAAAAAAATTAAACAAATGGGTCAATATCTTCTGCTGGTATACCTTCTTGTAATTCAAAGTTTATTGAAGGACCATCATTTTGCCTTTGAGTAATCATTTTACTTTGTTGCGTACCTTCCATTTTTATACGCTTGTCTTTTCTATCTTCTTTAGCCATATCTTTCTGACTAACAGACTGTACTTCCATTTGCTTAAGCTGCATATCATACTGAAACTGTTGCTGCATTTTTTGCATTTCTATTTGAGCAGCTGTTTGCATGCGTTGAATTTCCATTTGACTTTTAGCTTGTTCAAACTGAACTTTAGAACCACTAATTGCTTCTTGTTTTTGAACTTCAGCCATAGCTGTTCTTTCGGCTGTAGAAGCTTGAGCATCAGCTTGAGCTTGTATGTTAGATTGCTGAATAAGCATATCTTGCTCTTGCTTTTGTTTACGCTTAACTTTAAGCATTTGGTTAGCAAGTTTAAGATTTTTAATTTGTCTAAGATCAATAGCATCTTCAAGATTTATACTGCCTTGTTGTATAGACGCTTGTATATTAGCTTCTAATTGTGCTTTTTCTTCTTCATCCGGTTCTAATTCTAAGAAAATACCAAAATCGTGAAGATTTAATTTTATTATTTGCTCTAAAGTTTTAATATTGTAAGTTGATATAGAGTTTTGTAACGAACTTCTAGTAAGTGGAAATTCTAAGGCATCTGCTATTTTTAACGCTATATTTTCAGCTGTACTTAATGTTAAAAACAAACTAGACTGAGTAATATGTCTAGTCGCCACATTTGAAGCATTGGCAGCTAGTTTCTGTAAACCTACTAATGTATTTCTATCAGGTAAACTACCATCTCTAGCTTCGTTTAATCCTGTCACATCACGTATCATTTGTAAATAATATTGATATGTCTGTATTAGCGAAGATATTTTAGCGTTACCTCCAGAACTATTTAACTCTTGAACTGGTACTCTACCAGCATTCATATCACCATCTTGAGTAAGCGATCTACCAATAACACTACCTGTTTGAAAATACATATTCAAAGCTTCAGCTGGATTATAGTTAGTGCCATTGCCAAGGTCAACTTCAGCTAAACCGTCCATATCAAGATATACGCCATCTGGTACCATTCTTGATATAACCTGCTGAAGTTTCAAATGTGTAATTTGAATCATGTCAGCAAAACCAGTACATTTACTAACAATAGACTCAATTCTACCCTTATAAATTCTTGGCGCACAAATAGAATAATTCATACGCACTTTAGTAGTATCAGCCATTGGTCTTGACATATTCTCAGCTAACTTCCATTTAAGCATTGTTTCAGTCCCTAAAACTTTTACACCGCTATATAAAACTTCGATAGATCTTGAAACTCTTTCAAACATATCACTTTCGGGCGGATTAAATGTATCTGGCTTTTCAATAGCCTTCATTAATCCTTGATCTGTTTGCTTTATTTTAAAAACTTGATTTTGATATGTTTTATAATCAAAATACAAAAGTTGAACAGTGTTGTCATCATAGTTTCCATAACCTGTAATATAAGATTTATTTCCAGGCATTTTTTCAATATATTCTAACTCTTCTTTAGATATATTAGGAAACTCTTTTTTAAGCTCTGGTATTGTAACTGACTTAACTTCACCAACATAGTATATGTCTTCAAAATTAGGATCTTCTGTATATGAATAAACCATATAAGCTGGATCGACATAATCAACTGTTACACCTTCAGACGTATTAAAATTAGTTTTAACCGCGGCAATGCCTAATACGGTTAAATCCATATTAAGTCTTCTTCTAGTTAAATCATATTTGTTTTGAGCCAAAATAGTTGATATAGCTTCTTCTTGAGCTATTTCAATTGACTGCTTATAACTAAGCTGCATATGAAGCTCTAAATCTTCTTTTGTTTCAGGAACAATATCTTCACTTGGTGATTGATAATCATCGATGCCTAAAGTTTGCTTTAAGTTTTCTAAATACTCTCTAGCTAGCATATCTTCGTAAAGTTTAGAAGCGTAGTCAGTTCTTTTCTTTACAGAAGAAGGATCTTGCGCATAAGCTTTTATTTCATAAGATTTTTGAGATATACCATTTACAACAATATCAACAAATTTAGACAAAATAGGCACTGGTGTCCAATCTAAATTTAAATAAGACAAATCACCGTTTATAGATAATTCATCTTTATATTTTTGTATACTTTGTTCTCCTCTAGCATATAGTCTTAATTGGTTAAAATTATTCCAATTAGTCAAATATCTGTTACCTGTAGTTCTACCTTGACTAAACCACTCCCCTTCAATGGCCTGAGCAACTTGCTTACCATATTCTAAGCTAGCTTTTTCTTCATCGCTAACAACTTGGCTAGGAAAAGCGCTTCTAGTATTAGTATATATATTCATTTAACTTATTATTTTAGATGTAAGTCCGGTATTGTCGTATCTTTTTATACCTAAATCAACTGGTTCAAATTTAAGCGGAGCGCTTGGGGCATATCTATGCTTATTACAAGCCATAAGCGCTAAACCCGAACTAATAGAGGCATCATGAGATGTTCTATTGTTTATATTAAATTTAGCCCAGTCTTCTAATGTTCTTTGAAAATACATATCACCATACCCGGTTTCTTTTAAACCGACGTGTGTTTCTATGTAAGATTCAATAGCCGCCGCGTGAGCTTGTTTTATATCTTCGCTTGAGTTTGGTATTCCACCTAACTCTTTTTCGGCAACAGAAAGCTTATTTCTTTGCCTATCCGGCCTATTCATTGAAAAACCTCTATATCCTCTTCTTTTAAAATGATACAATAGTCTAGGTTTGTTATTTTCTGCCAATATTGGCATACCATAAAATACACATGCCATTAAAACGTCTTCAAAAAATATTTCAGCTGTTTGTGGTCTAGCTATATATTCTAAAAAGAAATGATTTGGAGGAGCATCAAACATTGAGAACTTTGTCAAACCATGCAAAGATCCGTTAGAACCTCTTTTATCGACTGTACCAGATATATCGTAAGGATCACAGCCGAACGCTCCAACTTCTTCATTACCTGGGTATTTAATACCATTTTTAATTATAACTCTATTTTGCATATCAACAGGTGGAACCCAAGTTATTAAAAACCTTCCGTCTTTATTTGGCATAAATAATACTTTTGTATCTTGTATTCCATTTTCCCAAATAAAATTACCTTTTGTTATGTTTGTAGAGTTTTTTATATCTTCATTAAAATCTATTTGCTCGTATATTTTAGTTAGATTAAATAAAGATTGTTTGGTTTCATCTCTAAACGCGTGTTTTTCTGTGCGTGGAAATTGTCTGTAAAACTCATTTAAAGCATCTTGATCTTGTTTTAATCCTTCTACTTCATTATCCCAATATTCTATTACACCTATTCTTATTTTTTCACCCTGTGGTCCTTCTTTTGGTTTGGGTGGAGTATTGAATACAGGTATTCCATAAGCATCAATGTATCCTTCGTAATTCCATTCCATAGGTATGAACAAAGAATATAATCCCGAACGAGTCTGCCCATTGGCGTTTCGCTGAGTGACGTCCGAGTCATCATAAAGTTTTTTAAAGTTTTTTCCTCCTTTGTCATGAGCATTAGACGTAGAGCCCATCATGCATTTACCAATAATTTTACTACCTAATCGTAAACACGTTCTTGTTACTCGCCAATTGTTTAATATATTATTTGGTTTTTCCCATTTACCACTCTCGTCGTGTATTAATAGTTTCAGTTTTTCACCGTCATAACTATTGTCTCCAGTGTTTTTCCAGTCGATGGTAGTATCAAGTCCCGATATATCTTGTAACTTTTCATTTGTTTCCAGCTTTCTTCTTGTATACTTTGTTGCGGGTACAC